GATCAGCTGCACTTGAGCGGTGTTACCATCGAGCGATGTCGAGACAGTAGTGATGTTCTGGGCGAGCGCTTCATCGGCCGCGGCTCGCGCCGTCGACTCTTCAACGATAGATGCCTGTGTCAGATTGATCTGTGACAGCAGCGACGTGATTTGCTGCGTGATCGCTTCGACTTCTGTTTTCCGTGCCGACTGTTCGACACGAATGCTCGTCTGATTCTTACGCCCTTCCAGAAGGCTTTTGATCGTCGCCTGTGCCGCCTCTTCGGAGCGCCGGATTACGTCGAATACAGCATTGGGGATCGTGCCCAGAATGTCGTCAACCGCCGTGACAATCGACAGCTCAAACGCCTGCTGTGGCGTGAGGCCAGACTCTCCCAAGCCGTCAATCAGCGCGATAAGATCAGCCACTTGAGCTGCAAGCGCCGCTAGGTCTGTTTCTACGGCTGTAAGATCGGCACTTGACGCGGTGACGATGCCGCTCTGAATGATCCGATTAAGCTGATCGACCAGCGTTCGCGCGTGGTTATAGAGTTGTTGTGGCTGTTGTCCTGAGGGGTAAGAGAGGATCGAGCCCTGGACTGTCATTAGAACTCACCACTTGGAGCGCCGTCCGTCAGCACGCCATTGGCTTCGGTCCATGTCGCGCCGGCGATGATGTTAACCTGCGCTCGCATGTAGCGGCCTTCTGCGATGATCGGACAGAATCCTTGATCTACCATTGTTGCCGCGCTCGATACCGTCTCAGTCTCAGCTAGCCGATCTAACCGGCTGCCCACTTGAGCGGTCACGAGGCTGGCAGGAGCGTCGACGATGGGCCAGACTTCCGTGAGGAACGTTTTGCGCCCCGGTATTGGCTCGAATGTGCCAGTGGACAGCGTGGCAGCGCGAGCGGCGCCCGTAAACTGGCATAGCTGTCTGTCTCCATTGACGACGGCCCACTCTTTACGTGACTCGCGGAAGATTGGGCTGTCAGCTGAGACATTGGCAAACGCAGCAGCGTCCGCGTCGGTCGTGCCGAAAAGCGTTTCAAGGCCCGCATCATAGTCCGCGTCGACAGGCTCGCGATGCATTTGAAAGCCATAGGGGACGTCCATTTCGTCATGGGTCCACTTGTCATCAGCCCATGAGTAGATCAGGACTTCATTGGCTCGCACAGCGCCGTTGGCTGGGAATCCGACCATCCACGCTTTCTTTTTGGCGTCGACCATCGACCAAACCTTATGCCGATAGCCGTAGTTCAGCTTGTCCGAGAAATACTTGTCGACCCTATTCCCGCCGATCGAGGTCACAGACGCGCCGTCAAAGGTGTAGAATCCATCCTCTGCAACACAAAACGCGATGCGGCCCCATGGGCTCCAGGCATTCGGCCCGCACAAGCCGCGCCCGCCTTCGACTTCATCGAAGATGAACGGGACAGCGCCGCCCGTGTAGGTGATGCGGATGATCCCGCGCTCCTGAAAAAGCGCGCCTTGCTCACCCGACCAGCCGGCGACCGCTAGGCCATTGGCCTGAGGGATTTCAGTGATGAATGACTGCGTTGCAGTCGATGGCGTCCAATTCGTGATGTTGTTGAAAGCCGAGACGTTCACGGTTCTGCCGTTGCAGATGAACAAGTGCTGCCTGATCCTGAAAACAACGTCGCCGGAAGGCGCCCCGCTGAGATCCGCGAATGCCGTTGATACCCCAAGCTGCCACCGTTGCGGCGGTGCGCCCCGAGCCACGGCCACGATGTTGTTGCCGAACTGCTCAAAGCTCCATGCCCAATCGGCACTAGCCGTATATCCGCCAGCTTTGCCGACGCTCACCGGCTGCTTTCCTACGACACGATAGAGCTGGTTAACATCACCAAGAAACGCCACCGGAGCTCCTGTGCTGTCGTAGAAGCTCTTGCCCCCTAGCGCGTGGTCGTTGATCTGCGAGCCCGGCCGAATGATCTGCAAGTCCAACAGCGGCGCATATCGGCCGGCTAGCGGGATGCAGCCCCGCACGTCGCCTTGGCCCTCGATAATCGACATATCAGGCCGCCAGCCGGAGAAGGGAATCGGTGACTTCTGTCTCATGCGATGCTAACCGGCCGTTTCCGCAGCATCGACCCGCCCACTCTAGCTTGCACAGTCTGAGCGTTGGCAGCGATCACCGCCGATGCGTAGCTCCGAAGAGCTTTCGCCATTTCCGCGTCATCTCTCAGGTAACGATACCGCTCCACCTCTATGCCGTGAATGTAGATGCTCGGATGATTGAGCAGTATCGCGTTATTGTCGCCATCAGCGCTCATCGCCGGGAGCGTGCGATAGTAGAGGAGCCTTGCGTTTCCGGTCTGTGCGGGCTCGACATAGGCGGTCAGGCCCTCAATCGTGTAGGCTATCGGATACGGGACGCCTTGCCGGTCCCGCGACTGGCCATAGAACGACTGAGGAGGTTCGTAGCTGAGAGCATCGACGATCGCCGCTCCAGGCCAATAGAGCGCTCGCTTGTCGAGATAATCAGTCGGTAGATTTGCCACGCCAGATGTGAATGAGAGCGTGGCCGATTGCTCCATATGCCTAGACCGTAGCGGCGGAACATCATCGCCACCGTAATACATGCGCTGTTCAGCTAGTTCCAGAAAATCAGGAAAGCGCGTCAGGAGATCCGTTCGGTGCCCAAGCGCTGCTGTTCTGAGACCGGCAAGCGAATTGAGCGCCATTACTGCGACCCTACAGCCGTAGCAAAGCCGTTCTTGATGAGAATATCGGCGTGTTCCGTCTCGACATGCTCACCCTCGACGTGACGCCCGTGCTCAGACCATGCGCCGCGATCCTCCCCCAGCTTGGTCCAAACAACGGTCGTTTTGACGATCGGCGCTTCCTCTGTGATCTCTTCCGGCGTGCCGTCTTCATGCGTGATTGTGCGCTTGGTCTTCGCCATTAGATCAACACCTCTGCAGTTTTCAGATAGCGCCATTCGTTGCTATTAAGCAGGCGCCTGATCAAGTCTTGGTACTCTGGCGCCGTCACGTCATGCACGCCGTAGCGGCGTGCCCACTCGTACTGTACAACGATGGGGATTGAAGCCACGCGCCACATATCCCCATCTGCCGCATAGTAGTCGCGGCCTGCCGACTGCTTGGCCTTGTTTGTCTCAATGATGGGCTCGACATCCTGCGAGTAATGCAGGCTGAACGTTCCGTCATTGTTGTTCTGGTAGTCGATGCGGAGCCCGCGCTCCGCATCGTATTCAAGAAGGCGCCTAGTCATTAGACCTGAATGTCTGCAAGAACGCCGTTCTTCTGTTCGTTGTCGCATTCCAGCGTCAACTCGCAGAAGATCATTTCACGGTCAGAGTGGCCGGTCTTGGCCAGCTTCGCGCGCTTCATCGGCTGCAGGAACCGAACAGCCCAGCTCGACATGTCGAGGATAAGCGCCGTCCGGTTGGAGTTTGCCGCGTTGCGCGTGCGGCCCGTTCCATAGTTGATGAAGCGGTTCGGCATAATCGTATGTAGTCCGAAGTCCGACTTGTACACATCGGCCGCGCCAACGATCACGTTCTTGCCGCTCTGCGAAAGCGGATTGAACTGCGTGGCGATGCCGGTGAAAGCAGAGAACTTCTGCTTCATGGCGCCGTTGACCATGATCATCGACGGATCGCCACCGTTTGTCCACGCCTGCTGAATGACATCCTTCAACAGCGCTTCCGTCGCCGTCCGAAGAGTGCCATCAGTAGCCGCCGCAATGAGACCAGTGCCAGAGTTGAACCCGCCGTTTGCGCCAGAACCGCCCCGTGAGACGTTGGTCGTGATGTAGGCTTCAACGCCTGCCATGAAACCAGCCGCCGAAGCCGTTCCAAGAACAGACGCATAGTTGCCTGTTGCTCGCGCCTCAATGTCCCTTTTCAGTTCCTTGCCGCGCTTGACGATCTGGTATTCCATTTCATCTTCGCGGCCCGCCGCTTCAACGGCCTGGGCAGTCGACGACACTTCAACGACCTTATCGAACAACTGCACAACGTTCTTGACGCGAACGGGCTGAGTGCCGGCGTTGTTAGTCGCCGCGTCACCTTCAATATTCGCGTTGGTCGGGTCTGGATCGGTCAGGCTGTCGATCTGCCATTCAGGCGTGCGGTTCTTGGCCTTCTTCTTTCCAATCTTGCTATAGAACGGGGTTTCCGTTGGGTCGGTCAGAGAAATGATGTCGCTCAGGTCTTCTCGAATGCCGACCATTGCAAAGGTCTGCACTGTATCTGCCGTAACTGCCATGGTGTCGTGCTCCTGTTGGTTATCGAAGGGCTCGGAGAGCGGCAACCGCCGCGTCCGTTCCTCCTGTTGCCCTCAGCCGGGCCATGGCGTCGGAGCGCTGTGCCGCCTTGGGACTGCCGGTTCTTGCGGACCCTTTCACGATCTTGGGCTTTTGGCTGACAACTTTGGCAACCTCTTTCCCCTTGTTCTGCGATGCCCGGTACGCCATCGCATCACGGATAATCAGGTAGGCCCGATGATCCGTAATTTCTGCAATCTCTGAATCAGCAAAGCCCGCTTCCTTCATGAAGCCTGCGACTTCCTGTTGAACTTTCGCGTCTTTGATCTCTGGCCAAGACCGCGCAAGTTCCTGCATTGAGCGCATGGCCTGGGCATCACGAATGGCCCTGGCTTCATCGGCTAGGCGCTTTTGTTCCTTCTCTGTGCGCTGCCTCAACTGCTGATGAATCTGTACGTCTTCGCGGTACTTTTGCAGCTGAGCGTGATAGGCTTCCGGGTCGTAGAGATGGCTGGTAGGCGTGATCAGCTGCTCATTGGGAGGCGTCGGGGACATGATCTGAGCCAGCCGCTCAAGATCGCGCACGAGAACTTCTCGTGTCTTCACCGTTTGTGTGAGCGCCTCTGTCCACTGCTGAGGGACTTGCCTCACGGCTTCGCGCATCGTCTCGACTTCGGCCTTTAGCTTCTGGCCTTCCTCGTATCCTTGCCAGACCTCTGAGAGCTTTAGACGACGCGGCTCTTGACCCTCTTCGCCTGGCATCTCCAGTTCTGGATCATCGTCCTCATCTTCTGCAGGGGCTTCCGGCTTGACCTCTTCGGCCTTTGCTTCAACAGGCTTGCCGTCTAGTCCTACCACTTTCTCATCAGATGGAATCTCGCGCGGCTTGAACCGGCCATCTTCGGCCCGGTCAGTCTTGCCCGATAACTTCGCTAGCAAAACAACCGCTGCGTCATCACCCATAGGCGCTGCATCATAAAGCTCCGCAGAGACTTGCTCGGAGCCCGTGTCGCCGTCATGTTCCATGCTTTTTCTCCAGATCGCGGCCGATCGCGGCCGTCTGTTCAAGGTGATTCCAAAGCGCTGTTAGAGATTTGATGACTAGCGCCTGATCGCGCCGCCCCGCGTCGTCAGCAATATCCTTTGAGATCATTGCGTTTGTGGCGCTGTGGATCTCATTGGCAACAAACGATTTGACGACAGGGTTTTCAGTCAAGAATCGCGCCGCGCGTCCGCGCTCAATTGCGTCCATCTGCCGGTCTGTTAGTGCCAAAACAGATGCACCCCCGTTGCTGTCGTTGCGGCCTTGACCTTGATCACTTGCAAACGCGCCTGCCAGTTGGCCGGCACCGCAATCGTATGGTCCACGTTGTTCGGATAGGTCACGACGATGTCGCCAGCGCCGGCCACATAAATCGCATCGCTGCGGGTGTATGTGGTCGAGTCCGATGGCGTGACAGCCACCCCTTGGCTAAAGCCTTGCTCTGCCGTGCCAATTTTGGTGCTCATCCGATTTGACCTCCGAAGCGCACGCCTCCGTCAGAGGCGCCGTTGGTTGCTGCTTTGGCCGCCATCTGCCGCTTACTGTTCCGCTCGGCCAATTCAAATTCCTGTTCGCTCTTCCACCGCGCAAGCTCCATCTCGCGGTCCATGCGCTCGCGAGCTATCGCACTCTCTGACTGGATACGAAGACGGGCAATGTTCTCTTCGCTCTGAGCTTTGAGCAGCGCAATCTCACGTTCCGAACCGAGCTTCATTTGTGCAATCTGCGCATCGGCAGCCATTTTGGCCTGATTGCGCTGCTCGTCTGCCTGAGCCTTTGCTTGTTCAAGCTGCATCTTGGCTTGTGCTTCGATCGCCTTGGGATCTTGCTGCGGTTCCGGCGCCCATTCCTCGGGAACTTCGCCGAAAAACCGCGTCGGATCGCTGATCAACATATCCGAAGCCATGGCAATCAGGGTGTTGCGGTAATGTTGGATCGTCACCAGCGGGTTGCCGGGACCGAGAGCGCCGAATATCTGCTCCTGCTTCTGAGCGACAAGCATAAGATTAGCCAAGCGCTGCTGCTTGGAGACGCCAGCCGATCCGATGTCGATCGCAACGGCCATGTCATCCGACCATGTCCGCGGATCAACCTCTATCCATTGGCCGAACAGCTTGACTTGTCGTGCCTGATCCTGGTGACGAACCAGAAGCGAATTGATGCGCTTGAACACTTTTTCGAGTCCATGGCCAGCCCAACGGGCCACTTGCTCAATGCGGATCTTCGCCGCCGCTTGCAGGAGATCAATCCCCGTCGCGGTCTTGTTCATGGCTGCAGGGTCCATGCCCTGAGCTTGCTTCGTAACGCCCGTAGCAATCGACGCCCGCTCTTCGAAGTATTCCAGAGCAGACAGCGCCGTCCCGCTCACGTCCGGCGTTACAATCTCTCGCAAAGCCTCGTTGACGTTTCCATCGACAGGGATAACGCCGCCAATGTCGTTGGCGATCACCGCGTCGATGCCATCTTCACCCAACGCGCGCTTGTTAATGACAGTGCGAGGCGTGACCGTCTGGCCAAGTGCATCCATCCACCGGCGCATGATCACAGTTCTGATGCGTTGAATATCCGTCAAGACATCGTGCAATGACCGGCCAATGACCTTGTGCGGCACGCGCCCAGGCGTCCATGGCACATAGTCTGAGCATTCAACCGCGATATTTTCGAGGATCACATCCCCAACGCGCTTGATCTGCCTCAGCTCGACTATGCCGTCGCCGTCCATGTCGATGCGGATGAATTCATGGTCTAGGTACACCATCCGCCGCTCGTCATCTTCAAGCGGGTCGTGACCTGACACCGTGTCTTCGTGATGCCGAGACAAGAACCGCTCGTCTCTGTCCGGCGTGTCCGTGTCATTCATTGCATAATCGAGATCGTCAGCGCGATCCGGATACATGCGCTTTAGCTCGGCCAACCAGACGCGGCGCTTGCGCCGATGATACGGCGCCGTGTCGATGTCCTCAGCATAGCGCGAAATGGCAAACTCTTCGGGAGGCACGCATTCGACCTTGACGCGGCCCATGCGCGGCTTGCGCCGAACCTCCATCACAATGCGCGGACCCTGTGGCGTGTCCTCTTGGTCGGCTCCGAGGATTTCATAGTCAGGATCGACCACGTACTTTTGGAACGTCTCAAACCCGATGCCTTCAACCAGAATGGCAGGGCCGGGCTCGGGGTCTTCCCAAGCAACCGACATGACGCCTAGCCGTTGCAGAAGCCCATCAAACAGCCAGTCATAGACCGCTGTCGCGCCGTCGTTGTCCTCAAAAAACACGTGACTGAGGTACGACGCTTGAAGCTCTGCTTTGGAGCGTCCGCCAGGAATGCGCGGGTCTTTTTGGTCATCCTCAGGGCGCCGCGCCTTGATCGACACAAGGTCTTCAGACGCGGTAAACGTCCGCATCAGATCGGGCATAATCCAATTAATCGTGTCCTCAAGATCGCGGGACACGACGCGAGAGCGGTTCTCGACTTCATCCCCGTAGGGCTCGCCGTAGAAGCGCTTCATAGCGTCTTCTTGAACGTCAGCTAGTTCGCTGTTGTGATAGCTGGTCGCCTGGGATTCCTCTTCTTTGAGGATCGCAAGCAACCTCTGCTCGTCAACCGGCGCGGGGCTCCTCATGCCACGGTCCCAATGCGGGCGCGAAGCGGACGGCTTTGGTCAACCTGGGCGTTGAAGTTGATCGCGAACTCGCCAAAAGCGTCAGCCCCGTGGCTTGACCAGTCGTGCAACGGTCTCTCACGGAACGTCTTGCGCTTTTCGTCCCATTCGCGGCGATAGTTTTTCAGAACCTCAATCCCTCTCTTCGTGTTGTCCTTGTCGAACCAGCACCGCGACAACATCATGCGAACCGCGTTGATGCGCTCGACTGGATCGCAGCGGATGCCAACGTTGACATCGTGCAAGCCCAGGCCCTTGACGGTATCAAGCCGCGAGCGACCCGAGATCAGCTCCCGTACGTCGATGTCATGCGGCATGTAGTGACGCCCGTATGTGTAGGGCTTTTCCTTGATGGCTTTGATCGTCGCATCGAGGCCCTGATTGTTGGCCTCGTAATAGTCAATAACCCTGATCTCGCGGCCGGCCACTTGCCAGAACCAGACCGCTGTCGCGTCGTCGATGCCGAGATCCCAACTCGTATGCACAGCCAGCGACCGTTCCCAAGGAACGCGCCCGATCTGCTTTCGAGTATCAAGGTCCGCTAGGTCGCGTCCGTAGTAGCTGCCGACAATCGCGGCATCGAAGCTGCACTCATATTCCTGAGCGTACTGCTCTGGCGTCATGGTCTGCCGAGCATCGGCCAACTCTTCGGCCGGAATGATCCCGGTTTCAGATGCTTTGAGCATCAGATCGAACCAATCAGGGCTGTTGATTGCCCCAGGCCACCCCGTCTCCCCGTTGCCGGCGTAAATGTCGTAGAAGCCGTTCCGTCCTTTTGGGGTGCCTATAAACGTGGCCCATCCCTGTCGGTCGCTCAATGCCGGCCGGATGACCTCGGACCAGGCGTTGGGGTCCATGTCGCCGTATTCGTCAAGCACGATACCGTCGAAATAGACTCCGCGCATTCGGTCGTAATTGTCGGCGCCGTAAAGGCGGATACGACTCCCGTTGTGGGCAAAGTCGACGCGAAGCTCAGATTCGTTCGGGTCTGCTCCTGGGATGCAAAGCGCGAAACGCTTGAGGTAGGACCAAGCCACGTCTTTAGCCTGGGCATAGAACGGAGCGACATAGGCAAAACGCGGTTCAAGGCGGTCGCACGTCGTTGCGCGACGGAGCAAGTCATTGATGCACGCAACCGTCTTGCCAGCTCTGCGATGTGCGACAAGGCACGACCACCTTTGCGTCCGGTTGTGGAACTGTCGGAACTGAGAACGCGGCGTGTAGGGGATGACGACGCGCTCTATTCGCTCGTGTCGCCCCATGAAATGACCACCTTCGTAATAACGGGGTTATCTGCATCGCCGTTCACTGTCATGGGCAACACGCGGCCGATGAGGCCCATGAACGCGGTCGGGTTCTCGTCTGCCTGCCGCTCCAAATACTCTTGACCACCCTTGGCACTTAAGGCGCCGATAATCATATTTTTCAAATCGGCGTTGATCTTGTTTGGAACGCCTTTCTTGCGACCCGACCCCGGCCGCTTCCCCCCGTGTTTCTTTTGCACCACTTGAAAGTTGCCTCTACTATTTCAAATGGAGCTAAGCTGCCCTAGCTTGAAATCCAGCCAATGCGGCGCGCATGGCTTCAAGTGCGGATCTGTCGTCGATGCGCTCGACAGTGTGGACCACTTGGGGCTGTACCGGCTTCAACGGCGATGCTCTGTAAGTTTCATGTGAAACACGAGGCGCTGCCGATTCGAAGGCGTATGCGATGAAGTTGAGCAGGCCACCCGCTGCAATGGCGAACAGAGCGAGCAAGGCGCTGATCCCTACACCGGACCAGAACTGGGCCTGAGCGTCGGGCTCGACATTGCCCGTGGCCATGCTGGCGAGAATGAGGGATTGAGAGGCGCCGGCAGCGTGGCCCACTGTTGAAGTCGAGGCGGTCTTGCGGGCATCGGCCACGGCCAATTCGGCTGCAGTAATTTTGGTTTCCTGAGCGGCGATCTGATCCCAGAGTGCAAGATCAGCAATGGCCGAGTTGTAGCGGTCGCAGAATTCGCGGGTCTTGGGGCCTTTCGTGGTCTTGCAGCCTTCCGTGGTTCCCCAGAACTTATGCGCTTCGGCGCTCGCGATGACTGCCTTGGCCGATGCAGGAGGGTTCACAGGCTTCATGACGTTGCGCTCATCGCGGAGGCGCTGCAGCCGGGCTTCTGCGTCTTTGACGTTGGCGCGAGTGTCGTCATAGGCGGTTGCCTGGAAGCTGGCCTGCTGCACCGTGGCGTCACGGTTCGCCGCGGTAAAACCCGTGTGGCTTAGGAACTCGACCGTCACGGCGATGATGAACAGCGCGACGGCTGCGTGTCCGACGCTATGCAGGCCGCGCTTGTAGGCGTGCCATGCGAATACCAACGAATAACCAACGATGAAGGTGCAGAGCGCCAGAAGGCCAGCCATGGCGATCTGAGCGATCAGGTTTTCACCAAGCTCCCATCCGAACATGGACGTGATAGCGGCGGCTAGGCCAGTGGCGACAAAGCCGGCGCGCTTGGCGTGGGGAATGAGGGTCTCGAAGTCGGCTGCGGGGGCTGCCATGTCTGTCCTCCTGAGGTTGGGGGACGCAAACAAAAAAACCGCCTCGGAACGGTTTCCGGGCGGCTTGGAATTGGGCGCGTATGTGTTGCTCACACTACGCGGAACGTATCACACTCGTGACTGATTCGGGGCACCGAGTCAAGGGGTTGCGTCGGCTTTTGTGCCTTGTTTTGCTCCCCTAACCCACCGTAGCCCGTCATCAACGTAGCCAAGCGCGGCCGCGATGGTCGGGCCGGGCGGGATCTTTCCAGATGCTACGTGTTGAATCATCGACGCTGACACTCCGAGGTCTCGGGCCAGTTGGCGCATGGATTGCGCTTCTAGCCGGCGCCTTACCTCTTCTCGGATGTGCTCGTCTGAATATCTCATGACGATTGCATACTGGACACTTGACAGCAAGTCAAGCGCATACTATTTTGTATGCAGCCCGACACGGTGCGCTAACACCGGGCCGGGCCTAGCTCAACCCTCCAACGGACGGAGACTTGAACATGCAATCTCATCTAACACACGGACGCATTCTGGCAATGGTCGCTGGAATGGCTTTCACCACTGGCGGTCTACTTATCCTCATGGGCCCTATGCTCATGACGCCGTGGGACTGGTCGACCTATCACGTGCTGACGATCTTGACGGTGTTTGGCGTGATCGCAAGCGGCCACTTGATGGCGTCGGCTGCCAGCGCGCGGTCGTTCCTGGCAGCGCTTGGCTTCGGGCTGCTGTTTCTGAGCGGCACGGGCCTCGTGGTCTACAACAGCGTAGGCCGGCAAGCTGAGGTCTCTATGACCAAGGCGGCCGATGCTGAAGCGGTCAATGCTGCTCTGGCAGCTAAGGGTGCCGAGCTCGAGAAGGCCCGTCAGCGGTTTGCCGATGCTGAACGCATGGTCGAACGCGAGATGACCGGCGAGCGATGCGCCTCGAGGTGCAAAGACTGGAAGCAACGGGCCGCGGAAGTTCGGTCCCACATCACGGTGCTAGAGGGGCAGATCACCGCCCTTGGCCCTCGTAAGGTGGCAGACGCCAAAGCCGAGCGCATGGCTCGGATTGCGGCGTTGTTCGGTGCCGATCCTGCCCAGGCGGAAGCGGCTTTCATCCTCCTAGAGCCGTTCCTGTGGACGGTCTTTTTCGAGTTTGGCGCGATCGTGTCGCTTGGCTTTGCCTTCGCACCGGTTCGCCGTCCTGCCAACGACAACCGGCCGGCCGACACTTTCCGGCAGACCGATTTCCCAAAGCTCACAGTTGCCGAGAGCGAGTCAGTTTCTCAGTTTCTGGCCCCGGAAATTGTACAGTTTCCGGCACCTCATCCGGTTATCGCGGCCCTTCGTAAGGCTGGCGGATCGGTGGATTCAAACCGGCAACTGGCGCAATTGATGGGAGTCACTGAGGGAGAGGCCAGCAAGCGAGTGGACGAGGTTCGCGACCAACTGGCAATTGATCGAGAAGGTAAGTGGACGCGGATCAGCTTGCGTCGGATTGCGTGAACTCTTTCCATAAAGGAAAAGGTTGACCCCGGTGGAGCGATCTGCCGGGGCCCTTTTTCGTTAGACTTTTTGAGCCGGTCCTATAATCCACACTCCGGTATCAACGAAAAAACGAACTCCCACGACGGCGTCATACTCGCTACGCGCCCTTAGTTCTGCATAGTCCCGCTCTCCGGTGCGGGCGTTGATCAGCGGAAATCTGTAAGTTTGTTTCGGCCAAAACCTATCTTTGATCCACTCAATCATCTCGTCATTCCTTTTCGGTCCTGGTGGAGCGATCTGCCGGGGTCATTTATTTTTTAGAACCTCGCTTGCGATCGAACAAGATTTGTTGAAAAACGTCATCGCGTCTTCTGGCAATGACAGCTTGTCATCAAGATCAACAATGGCCTGCAACGCTTCCTCTAACTTTGAGATGCGCCGGTTGAGACTGTCTATTTCATCGTTCATGTCGCCGATGCGGTCAGTATAATAGTCGTCGTCTTTCATCTCGTTATCCCCCACATGCGGCCGATGCTGTCGAGTCCGGCCTGAATGATCTCCAGGCCAGCGCCTTTCGCTGCAGCCTTCTGAGTGTGCCGCGAAAACATGCGGCCTATCTCTGCCATCGTCATGTGTTCGACTTCCAGGAGCATCATGATGGCCTGCCATTGTCGAGGCAGGCAAGCGCCAGCGGCTTCTGCGAGCTTCTGAGCGTGATAGGTCTGAGAGTATTCCGCATCGATGTCGGGCAGCGCGCCGTCACCCGTGCCGACCTTAACGCCCATGGCTCCGCTGTGATGCGTGTCAATCTTCTGAGCCGTGCGGAGCTGTTCATAGCTGAGGCAACCGCGGTTGTGCAGTCTCTCAAACGGTCCCTTGGCCCGATAGGCGACACGGAGCGTTGTCGCGGACTTCTCAGGCCGGTCGAACTCTCCCTTGCGAAGCCGCTCGGGAGTCGGTGCGATTGCTTCGGTCATGTTCCGCCCATCCGTTTCACTCGCACACGCTTGGATTTCTTCGCCGCGATCCGCGCTGATGCGTTTGGGTATTTCTTAATGGGCTGAACCTTGCCGTCTTTCAGCGTGGCAAGACCAATGGGGATGCCGATTTTTTTCATCCACACACTCCGTTCGTATGCCTTGAACTTCTCCTGCCACGTCATGGGATACGCCCATTTGAGGCCGATGCGGTTTAGCTCCAGGTCGCATTCGGTGCAGACGCCATGCCAGCGGTCGTCAGAGCAAACCTTCCACTTGTGCCGGGCCTTCCGGCGAGGATGCTTGAAACAACGGTCGGTCATTCGGCTGCTTCCTTGGCTGCGCTCTTGATCCATTCCGGTGTCGCTCTCCAGCGTCTCGCGTCTTCCAGCGCTGGCAGAAGAACATTAATTGGCAGCATGGCTTTGCTTGAAGTCCCCAGCTCTTTGATCGTCCGCACAGTTGCAATTGCGTCTTCTATGGTCATTCGGCTGCCTCCATAACGTTGAGCAATCCACCGCGGTCGCCGTCGATCCTTCGGCGTGCCATGGCCGCGTATTCTGGATTAAGTTCGATCAAGACCGCGTTACGCTGCAAGCGATCGGCCACTAGCCCGGTCGTGCCAGCGCCGCCGAACGGATCCAGCACCGTGCCGCCCTTCGGGCACCCGGCCTTGATGCAGATTTCCGGCAGATCAGTCGGGAACGTCGCAAAATGCGCCTCCGGGAACGGCGTCGTCGCAATGGTCCAGACGGAGCGCTTGTTGCGGAGTGACGGATCCGATGATGGAAGACCACCGTGTGAGTCTTGCTGCGGCGAAAAGCATGCATTTGCTGAACACGACTGATTTCCACGCCGTGTGAATCCTTGACCATACGGCGATGCAATCTTGTCGGGCGCATTCGGCCCGTCGGGATAGGTGGCCGATTCCTTGATCGCCTCAGCGTCGTAGAAATACCGTGCCGACTTCGTGAGCAGGAACACGTACTCGTGCGCCTTGGTGCAGCGATCCGTGACGCTCTCCGGCATCGGGTTTGGCTTCGACCAGATGATGTCCTGGCGGAGCCACCAGCCGTCGTCCTGCAGCGCGAAGGCAAGCCGCCACGGCTGGCCAATTAGGTCTTTCGGTTTCAGCCCCGGCGTGCGCTTGAGGCCGCCCGTGTGCGTCTGCTTCGGCGCGGCGTAAATCTGCCTGCCGCTTAGTGTCGAAGCCGGGCCGGGCGCCTCGCCGCGAGATTGCGCGCCCCGAGATCCGGCGTAACTATCCCCCATGTTCACCCAGCACGTGCCGTCGCTCCGCAGAACGCGGCGAACTTCGCGGAACACATCGACGAGCCGCGCGAGGAATTCGCCGAGCGTCGGTTCAAGGCCGATTTGCCCATCGACGCCATAGTCGCGCAGCCCCCAATACGGCGGAGACGTCACAACGCAGTGCATGGACTCGTCAGGCAACTGCCGCAGCCCGTCCATCACGTCGGCGTTGATGATGGTGACGGTCATGCCCGTTCCCCCGTCATCGCCTTGCTCCGTTCGCTAATGCCATTGCTTGGAATGTGCAGCAGCCTCCCATTTGAAGGCCACTTGGCGGTCGTCACGATCTCGCCTGATGCCGTTGCGCGCTGCGCTTGGTCTGCCGTCATGGTCTCGATCCAATTCGACCAGCTGGCGTCTGTCGATCGAACTCGGATTTCCGGTTCGGCCCTTTTCACTTCACTTCCAGAATTAAAATTATCCCCTTCAGCGCGCGCACGCGCGCTAGTGATAATCTTACGATCAAGTGAAGGATCATTAAGGGTGGCAACCAGTTTGCCAGGGGGGGTGGCAAGTATGTTGCCAGGGGGGGTGGCAATTTCCCCCTCCCCCGTGGCAAGATTTGCCGGGGGGGGCTGTGCATATCTTTTGATGCTTTTCGGAGCCTTCACCGTGCCGCCGGAACGGCTTGCAGAGATCCACTCAGCATAGCCAACAAGCCGGATCAGGTTGCTTGATTGGCCGCCGTCATCGCGCTTGCGCTCGCTGATCTCGATTAGCCCGTCATCCTGCAGCTTGCGGAGATAGGTGCGCAGCGTGCGAGGGCAGCACTTGGCCATCTTGGCCAACGTCGTTTGCTTCGGGTAGCCTTCCCCAGTCTCCCAGTCGACGCTGCGAGCAATGGCATACAGAACGAGCTGCGCTTGCGCGTTGCCGGCGTCGTGCAAGTCGGCAAAGGTCAGCGTCTCATTCATAGTACCAGCCCTTTTTCAAGTTGCATGGGCGGCACAGAGTTTGCAGGTTGTCGAGCGTAGTCGCGCCGCCCTTGCACTCAGGGACGATGTGATCCGCGCAAAGTGATTTTCTGGATCCGCAGCGCTTGCACGCGTATTCATCGCGCTCAAAAACTTGAGTGCGGAGCGCGTTGCCGATCTCTCGCTTCGAGTAGGGCTTAGTTTTGGCCCATGTCGCTTTCCATTCAGCGTAACCTTCCGGATCCAGCCTTTGATCAGGCTTTCCGGCGTGTTGTACAAGATAGGCGTTGCCAGCCTTGCGCGCGCACTCTCCGCACAGGCCCATCTTATGATAGGCCGTCTCAACCCATATTTCGGCTTCGCAGCATCGGCACCAATCGCGCGCGCGCCCGTATTGGTCGACCACTGGTGAAACGTGCACCCCGGCCTTGATTTTGTCTTGATCTGTGTCCATATTCACACCTGTCAAGCGTCGGTTCCGCGTAGCGCCCCGTAAAGCGTACTGAATGGTTCTCTCACCCAAGAGAACCGCAACGCCGCGCTCTCCCGCTGAGCGCGGCGTCATTCGTTTCAGCAACCGTCAAAATCTGACTGATCGGCACGGCGTCTGCGCGCTTGGCGAACCTGATCACGTCGCGCGGCAGCGTCTCTCCGTGCTGCCTCCAGGAGCGCAGCTTTGCGTCTCTCGACATGCTGGCGTCGGTATTCAGGGCGGTCATCGGTCGTCTTCCATAGTGCGGGTTTGCGGATCATGCGGGCTCGGAAAAGGCCCGGCATTCGCGCCGGGCTGAGTTTCGGAAGGAAGATCCCGCTCACGCGATACTGCAGGGGCCGCGCCACGGCTGGGGGCAGGCTGCGCGCCGGAGACGGGCGCTTGAACGCGCAGCAAGGCACGGCCCCGGCGGTAGCGCGGGGCTCGGAACGCAAGACGCAACGGAACTGAACTTAGGCCGCTATGACGTTCTCAGCGGCAACGCCCAAAGGGAGCGCACCGAGAGCCTGAACGTCGCTTTCTGGCAGCTCAAACAACTGAGGCGCTGCCGCGTAGCCGTTGCAGTGAAGCCAGACCAACGCTCGCAAGTGGTACCCGCTGGGCAGGTAGCCCCGAGCCAGCCAGTTCGACACTGCGGAGTCAGTCGTCACCGCCCATTCAGCAACACAGCCCGTGCCGCCCATGGCCTCGACAAAGTCCCGCACTGTCGCAATTGTTTTGGTATCGCTCATAACTCAATCCATTTCACAATACGTGAGAATAGTCAACGCCAGACGATCGTCCGCACTTGGGGATTTGCTCAACCTGTGAAGTCGTCTATGGCAAGACATGGCATCGACCCTAGACAGTCGCCTCCCCGAAGGCGTGGCATACCGCCTAGCCCTCACACGTCGTGTGTGGGGGTTGCAACAACAAGACTTCGCCGAACGGGCAGGAATAATTCCTTCAGCTTACAATCAATACGAGCGGTCTAAGCGACTGATTTCTATCCAACATGCACACAAGCTGTGCGACGAATATGATCTAACTCTCGACTGGATTTATCGCGGCGACACGTCGGGATTGCGAAGTGGCACCGTTCAGGCGATCCGCGCGCTGTTGCAGCACAGCTAATCCAAACGTTCCTCAACTGTTCACAAATCTTCACGGCGTGAAAAACCGCTTGCGCTGTCATGCGCTTACAAGATAATTCACAACTTATAAACTTTTTTACTTGACTGCTTCACGGATCGTGAATTATCCCTAGTTCATCACCAACGGGGCCGCACGTCCCTAGGTGATGCCCTGGGAGACGCGCTTCCTCCCGATCTGGTCCGCCCGGGGCTTTTCTTTTTCAACAGGGGTCAAAATGGACATCGACACACTGACAATTGGCGACGCCAAGCAGGCCATTGAGCGCGGCAAAGCTATTGAAGCCGCTCTTGGCGGCAAGTCAGCGGCACAAGCAAGCCCGGCGCGCGACGTGACGAACGAAGGGCTCAATGTTGTCATCTTGGATCGCGGCTTCGTTTACGTCGGGGATGTAACGATAGCAGGCGATTGGATCGTGATCTCCAACGCCAAGAACGTGCGCCGCTGGGGCACGTCTCAGGGACTAGGTGAATTGGCCGCTAAAGGTCCGCAGCCTGAAACCAAACTCGACATGGCCGGCACCGTCAAAGCCCCGCTTCGCGCTCTGATCGGCCTTATCGCGTGCGAGGCATCGTCATGGATCAAGTGATGACAATCGACGGCTACGGCTACGGCTACGGCAACGGCGACGGC